TTCTTGAGAACGAAGAGTTTGACCATATACCGTTTGCTGTCTTGTCTCCGATTCTTATGCCGCACAGAGCCATTGGTCGCTCTGTAGCAGAGCTTGTCATGGATGTGCAGCTTATCAAGTCTACGCTTATGCGCCAGTTGCTTGATAATATTTACAACACAAATAATGCTCGCGTTGTTGCTGTTGAAGGTCAGGTAAACCTAGACGACCTACTTACTAACAGGCCGGGCGGGATAGTTAGAACCCGCACTGCTGGTGCTGTTCAGCCGTTGCAGGTTCCAGAAGTGTCTTCATCTGTGTTCCCTGCTCTGAACTATATGGACAGTGTTCGTGAGCAGCGTACAGGTATTAGCAAGCAATCAATGGGTTTGGATGCAGATGCGCTGCAATCAACAACCGCTACTGCTGTTGCTGCCATGCAAGCTGCCTCTCAGGGCAAGATTGAAATGATTGCCCGTGTATTTGCAGAAACTGGTGTGCGTAGTCTTTTCCGTGGCATTTTGCACCTAGTTACGAAGTATCAAAACAAAGAAAAGATTATTCGTTTGCGTAATCAGTTTGTGCCGATGAATCCTCGTGAGTGGGAAAGTGCCTATGATGTACAAATCAACGTAGGCTTGGGCACAGCGCAGCGTGACCAGCAGGTTGCGTTCCTGTCTCAGATTGCTCAAAAACAAGAGCAAGTTCTTATGCAGATGGGGTTGAACAACCCAATGGTTAGCTTATCTCAGTATCGCAATACGCTTGCCAAGATTGCAGAACTTTCTGGCTTCAAGGATGCTTCTCAGTTCTTTGCACCTGCCGAGCAGATTGAGGCCACACTTATGCAACAAGTACAGGCCGCTCAACAAGCTGGGCCGCAGCAAGACCCTGCTGTTGCTGTTGAAATGCAGAAAATGCAAGCCGAGTTGCAGATGGAGCAACAGAAAATGGAGATGGAGTTCCAGCTTAAACGCGAGAAGATGGCTGCTGAACTTGAACTTCGTCGCCAAGAGCTTGAGTTTGAAATGCAGCTTCGTACAGAAAAAGTGCGCTCTGGCATAGAAACATCAATAAATCTACCTCGTGTATAAAATATCTTGCGTAAAAAGCATTGTGTGATATTTTTGCAACAAGGAGATGTGAATGAATGAAGGGAAACTAAGGGGGGAGCAAGATAGGGGTGAACGCGCAAAAGCATTGCTTCGTGACCCTCTTATCTTGGAAGCGTTTAGTAAGTTAGAGGAGACTTACTTGGACGCTTGGAAAAATCCCTCGTCATCTGCTGATGAACGAGAAACGCTATTTCAGATGTACCAAGCACTAATGGTGGTGCAAGGCCATTTGAATGAGGTTGTCGAGACAGGCAACTTAGCAAAGATAGAGCTAGGCTCTTAAAGATTTATAGAGGAGAAACGAAATGAGCGATGAACCCAGCACCCTGTTAGGAACTGGAGAGTCACTTAGTAAGGGTCAAGCTGTTGACCTTCTCTTGAACACCAACGCCCCTGAAGAGGCAAGCGGAGATGCTCAAGAGCCTGTAGCCGAAGTCGAAGAGGCCGTTGAGGTCGAAGAAACTGAGGCGACATCTGAAGATGAATTTGAGGTTGAGGACGCGCAAGAGCTATCCGAAGCTGATGAGGATTATGAGGATGATGAAGAGTATGACGTTGACGTATCTGAGATTGAAGAAGTCGAAGACGAGACAGAATACTACACTGTGAAGATTGATGGTGAAGAGAAGAACGTCACTGCTGACGAACTTGTCAAATCTTATCAGTTGGAACAGGCTGCACAAAAGCGGATGCAAGAAGCTGCTGAGATTCGCAAGAACTCAGAAGCAGAGGTAGCCGCCCTAGCGCAGCAACGAGAGCAGTATGCTCAGGCTTTGCAATCGTTAGAAGGCCACTTAAACAACGCTGAAGAGCAACCCAAAGAGTATTGGGATAATCTCTATAGCGAAGACCCGATGGAGTATATGCGTCAACGTGAGGCTTATCGTGACCGTAAGGAAGCGATGCAAAAAGTAAAAGCCGAGCAAGAGCGCGTACAGGAAGAACGTCAGCAAGAGTTGGTGGCACAGCACCAAGAATATTTGGCAAAAGAGAAAGAGAAACTTCTTGAAGCTCTGCCAGATTGGAAAGACCCTGACGTTGCAGCAAAAGAGAAGCAACAGATTGTTTTGTATGCCCAGCGTGTGCTTGGTTTTTCGGAACAAGAGGTTTCTAACATTTCAGACTCTCGCGGTGTCTTGGCACTTCGCAAGGCGTATCTTTACGATGAGTTGATGGCTAA